CGGGGCATGTAGTTGAGGTTCTACCGACGATTAAAGAGGCTAAAGAGTTAGCAAAAGAGATTGGTCTGGCTAACTACTCAACCTCGCCTTATGTAGAGCGTACAGTTGAGATGTTCGATGACATGCACGACACCCTTAGCGATTTTATCTTTACGATCCTAGAAGAGACAGAGGCGATAGATCACCACATCATTCTATCTGGCAAATCAAACTTCCGATACAGTGTTGACCCTGAATACAAGGCCAACCGGAAAAGCGTAGACAAACCACTGCTCTACGAAGATGTCAGAGATATGTTGATTAACGACTTCGGCGCTGAATACGCTGAGGAAGGCTTTGAGGCAGATGATGAGCTTGGCGAGTTTGCCTACTGGAGCATTGCACTCGACATGCCAGAAGACTATGTGATCTGCACGATTGACAAAGACTTGGACACCATTCCCGGCTGGCACTATCGCTGGCCCACGCACAACAAAGAGGGCGATCTTTACTGGGTAACACCAGAAGATGCCATGAAGACCTTTTGGATTTCTGTCCTGACAGGCGATACTGCTGACAACATTCCGGGGCTAAAAGGCATCGGGCCTAAGAAGGCACTAAAAATAGTTGCAGGATGCGTCAAACAAAAGGACTACTACGAAGCCTGTAAGCAGGCGTACTTGAGTCACTACGAGGGTCAGATGGAAGAAGAAGAGATAATTAAGCGCTTTGAGACTAACATTCAACTTTTAACTATTGGCAAAGGAGAGGAAGATGGAAAGGAACATTCTCGACCAGATTGAAGAGATCAACATGGAGTACGAGCTTGACGAAGATGTTGAAACCAAAATCTTACAAGACTTGTTAGAAGCGATTGAGGCAGAGATTTATGAACGTGCTACACTCATTACTTCGCTGGCTGATGCGTGGGACGATAACTGATTACGAACGAACTATTGAAACACTTAAAGAAGACAACTACCGACTTCGCAGACGGATACAGCAGCTTCAAAGTGGCAAAGGGCCAACGCTGTACCCTGACTGGAGTCTAGCAGACTGGGAAGAGGCTTATGGCAAGACCAAAAACTGAACCAGCATACAGAAGCCAGCTAGAGAAACGTGTCTGTAACAATTTGCGTAACAGGCGTATCCATTTTGATTACGAACCTTATAAACTTAGTTATACCACAGAAGTTAAAACAGCCACATGCGCGAAGTGCGGCCACAACGTAGCACTAAAGCAAAGAAACTACACGCCAGACCTTGTACTAAGTAACGGCATTGTTATTGAGATTAAGGGCAAGTTTACAGGCGAGATGAGGACTAAGATGCTGGCTGTTAGGCGGTGCAATCCTGAACTAGACATCAGGATGCTCTTTCAAGCAGACAACTGGTTGACAAGAAAGAAAGCAACAAGGTATTCTGACTGGTGTGAGAGAAACGGATTTATTTACCACGTTGGAGAACAAGTCCCTAGCGATTGGGTAGTTTAGTATGAAAAAGTATACAGACAATCAGGTTATAGCAGCGGTGGAAGAGCTAGGCAGTCAATCTGCTGCTGCTCTGCACCTTGGTATCAATAAACGCACTTTGGAGCGCAGGCTTGCTAAAATCAGAAATCAAGAAGGCGGTGAAGAAGACATCGAACCCGAAAGCCGCCAGATTCCTCACGGACATATTGTCAAAGGCACATCCACTCTATACGACGCCGAGACTGGCGAGCCTAAATTGGAGTGGGTCAAGACAGACCTCGACAAACAAGCAAAGCTAGATGCTATTCGCTCGGCTGTTGATAGTTTAGTCAATGTAGAGAAACCAAAGCCGCGTCAAGCGTTAGCCGCGTCTTACGCTGACAAGCAGATGACAGTCATCCCTATCACTGATATGCACATTGGCATGTACGCTTGGGGTGATGAGGTAGGCGACGACTACGACGTAGAGCAGGCAGTATCCCTTATGTGTGGTGCGGTAGATTACCTAGTAGAGTCAACACCTTCATCAGAAAAGTGTGTGATCTTGCAGATGGGCGACTTCTTCCACGCAGACAATATGTCTGGGTATACAGAGCGCAGCAAGAATATCCTAGATATTGATGGGCGCATGAGCCGAGTTCTTGAGCTTGGTTGGCACGCCCTAGAACGCTGCATTGACATGGCCTTACAAAAGCATGAGTCGGTAGAGGTAGTCTGTGTCCCGGGCAATCACGATGAGTTTATCTCTGTTGCTACACAAAATCACTTTAAGAGTTTGTACCGCCAAGAGCCAAGGTGCTATGTTCACCCTGAGCCTACGACTCGCAAGTACGTCAAGTACGGAGAAAACTTGATTGGCGTCACTCACGGACATCAGACTAAAGATGCGGCACTGCCGGGAATCATGGCTGCTGAGAAGCCTAAAGAGTGGGGCGACAGCACACACCGCCGTTTCTTCCGAGGCCATCACCATCACGATAATCGTGTAGAGTATAATGGCTGTATTGTAGAGCAGTTCCGCACTCTTGCTGCCAAGGATGCCTATGCGGCTGAACACGGGTATATGGCTGGTCGAGACTTGAAAGCGATTGTATTTGACAAGGAGTTTGGAGAAGTGGCACGATCAACAGTGTCAGTAGAGATTTTGAAACATTGGGCCAAGGAGAAACAAGATGGATAGACAAGAGTTTGGGTTCTTAGCAGAAGCCTCAGAGGAAAACTACGATTTGGTTGGCGTTATTGCTTTCTATCAAAACCCAGTAGGTGAAGATGGTGCCTTTAAGACTTTTCTAGCAGGTGATCTTCCAGAAGATGTAACTGGGCTAGAAGGTATGCAGGCTTTCATTATGAACGTACAAGCTATGATGGAGGACTACCTTGACTCAGACATCCATTAGAGAATCCCCACATCTCATAATTGACATAGACGGCATTGACTACGGCGTTGTTGTAGATCACTACATTCCTAGCGAGCCGGGAGGTCAACTTTGCCCACCAGTCGCGGCAGAGTTTGAGTGGCACCTTATCGACGAGTATGGTGAGCGAGCAGATTATGTGACTGATGGAATGAGTGAAGTAGAGTTAGATAATATTGAGACACACATCTTTGAGAACTCAAGAGAAGCATTTTAGATGGATGAACTTAGAGAGGACTACATCGACAAAGTAATCGACGCTGCTAAACAGTCTGAAGCTAAGTTCCGACACGCTGCCCTTTGCCTAAACAGCAAGGGGCATGTTGTCTCTGTAGGGACAAACAGCAGAAAGACACACCCACAGCAAGCAGAGTACGCAAAGCGGTTGGGTAAAGAGCAAAAGGTTAATCTTCACGCTGAGATTGCAGCCTTGGTAAAGGCAAGGGAAGACGTAGACACAGTGATCGTCTGTAGACTAAACAAGAACACAGACTTGCGGCTGTCTAAACCTTGCCCGGTATGTAAGCTGGCACTAGATGAGGCTGGCGTAAGGGAGGTCTGGTTTTCCACAGACAAAGGATTCGAGAAACTTGCGGATAATGAAAGGAAGTTGCATTTATGAGCGAGGAAGTTGCATTTATGAGTGAAAGCGCAATCACAACGAAGTCGGCACAAATCTTGTCAGACATCGTTACATTTACAAAGTATTCAAAGTTCGTGCCAGAGATCGGACGCCGAGAGACTTGGGAAGAGCTAGTCGAGCGAAACATGGCTATGCACATCAACAAGTACCCTAAGCTCAAGAAAGAGATTCAGGAAGTCTACAAGAACTTTGTGCTGACTAAGAAGGTGCTACCGTCGATGCGGTCGTTGCAGTTTGGTGGCAAGCCTATCCAGAACAGCCCAAACCGTATCTTTAACTGTGCTTACATGCCAGTGGATCACCCAGATAGCTTTGCAGAGGCCATGTTTTTGTTACTAGGTGGTACAGGAGTAGGATACTCAGTCCAGCGTCACCACGTCTCTGAGCTACCTGCTGTTGTAGGGCCACTCAAGAAGCGCAAGCGGTTTCTAGTAGGTGACAGTATCGAGGGCTGGGCCGACGCAGTAAAGATTCTGTGTGAGTCGTACTTCTACGGCAAGCCACGTCCTGTGTTTGACTTCTCTGACATTCGCCCTAAGGGTGCTGCCCTGATTACTTCTGGTGGCAAGGCTCCCGGCCCACAGCCGCTTAAGGATTGCCTTCACAACATCGAGAAGGTGTTTGACACAGCGCTAGAGCATTCAGGTCGCGGCGTACAGCTACAGCCTATCCAAGTCCACGACATCATGTGCTACATCGCTGACGCTGTGCTTGCTGGCGGCATTCGGCGTGCTGCACTTATTAGCCTGTTTAGCATGGATGACGAGGAGATGCTGACTGCAAAGCACGGGTCATGGTGGGAGCACAGCCCACACCGAGGACGAGCAAACAACTCTGCTGTTATCTTGCGCCACAAAGTCAGCCGTCGAGACTTCGATGATCTTTGGGACAAGATCGTAGCCTCTGAATCAGGCGAACCGGGTGTTCTGTTCAGTAACGACAAAGACTGGGGTACGAACCCTTGTGCGGAAATTGGTCTACGGCCTTATCAATTCTGTAACCTTTGTGAGCTAAATGTAAGTAATGTTGCCAATCAGCAAGACTTAAACGAACGAGCTAAGGCTGCGTCATTCATCGGCACACTACAAGCTGGTTACACCGACTTCCACTACCTGCGTGATGTGTGGAAAGAGACGACAGAGAAAGACGCCTTGATCGGTGTAGGTATGACAGGCATCGCTTCGGGTGCAGTGCTTGACCTTGACTTAGAGGAAGCGACTCAGGCTGTGCTAGACGAGAACGCTCGTGTTGCTAAAAAGCTAGGAATCAACGAGGCAGCGCGTACTACGACGATTAAGCCGTCAGGCACCAGCAGTCTTGTACTAGGCTCTAGCTCAGGCATTCACGCTTGGCACAACGATTACTACATTCGCCGTATGCGGGTAGGTAAGGATGAGGCTATCTACGGATACTTAGCAGAGAATCACCCTGCCTTGGTCGAGGATGAATACTTCCGGCCCAACGATCAGGCTGTGATTGAGATTCCACAGGCAGCGCCAGCAGATGCTATCTTGCGTCACGAGTCACCCATGGAACTGTTAGCCCGTGTGTCGCGTTTTAACGCTGAGTGGGTACGAACAGGCCACCGCGATGGTCAGAACGCCCACAACGTCTCTGTGACTGTCTCAGTGAAGGATGACGAGTGGGAGAAGGTTGGTGAGTGGATGTGGAAGAACCGCAACCACTTTAACGGTATCTCTGTCCTTCCTTACATGGGTGGTACTTACAAACAAGCACCTTTCGAGGACATCACACAAGAGCAGTACGAGATCATGGAATCTGCACTTGATGAGATTGACTTGACACAAGTGCGAGAGACAGAGGATAATACTGACTTGACTGGAGAGG